GGAACGGTCCGGTGGCCCTGGACGTAAGCCTTTTCGATGGCGTTGTCGAGGATTGCGGGGAAGGCAGCGGTGGGATTGAAGTACTGCCGGGAGAACAGCTCCTGCAGCAATTCGTCGTTGCTCATGCGGCGGGCGGAGGCAATCCCGGAACGCTCCAGGCACTCAATGGCCAGGTCGCGGAGGGTCATGTGGGAGAACTGCGCCGCCCCCTGGGAGGGCTTCTCTGGCTCGACTCCGCCCCGCAGAAGAAGACCATCAGCAGCGTCCCGGCGGAACTCATCCTCGCCGCTCTCAGTGACGTGGACGCCAGTGCCGTTGGGCGGATTTTCCTCCCGCAATTTGTCCAAAATAAAAGACCGCACCTGGTCCTCACTGGTGCCGTCTTTGATGAAACGCTGCATATCTTCGCTGTCCAGGCCGAAATCCCGGCACATGGCGGTGATGTTCAGGGTGCGGGTACGCTCCGCCTCGAGCTGCCGCTGGGCGTCGTCCGGTCCGGCCGTGGGGACGGGGGCCTGGGGCACAGGCTCGACACTCCCGGCAAGCTGCCGCTGCTGTTGCTCCTCATCGGCAGCAATCTCGGCGGTCAGACGGTCGACTTCCCGCTGGAGCGTATCAAACTCCGACTGCTCCTCCGCTGTCAGCTCCCGCTTGCCGTTCTTCGCCGCGTCCACCAACGCCCGCTGGCGCTGAATGGCCGCAAGCCGCTTTTTCTGCTTCTCATTCATAGGTCATTCCTCCTGTCATGTTTTGATTGATCCGAAGCTGGCACTCCAGGACGCTCAAGGGGAGATCGCCGCAGTTCTCAAGTTCGCGTCCTACGCCGACCGTAGAATCTGCCGGTACCGACACAATGGAAATCTCAAACGGCTGCCATTTCCGCGCAACCACACAAGGCCCCACAAATCTGCCATCGGTACTGGCCTTGCCGGCGTGCACCCGTTCAAGCGCATCCAGGCTGACGCAGTAACCCACCGAAACGCCCTTCAGCGTCCCGCTCTTCACCTTCTGGTAGATGACCTCCGACTGCTCATCGGTGTCGAATTCCACTTCGGCCATGCCTCGGTTATTTTCCAGCCAGACGCGGTTGACCTTGCCGATCACAGCGTCGCGGTTGTGGTTGAACAACAGACAGCCAATGTTGTTCAGGCGCTGCAGGTCCACGGCTTCAGGAGCGTGGTCCAGAATTTCAAGACCAAACTGCCGCTGGTACGGCTCCTCCGAGGAAAACGAAAGTGTAAACTTTCGCTCGTTCCCCTCGCCCTCCATACGATGGAGCGTGGCCGTGTCCAGGGTCCGGTGGTAATTATTTGTCTCCACCGCCCGCGTCATCCTTATCGTCCCCATCGGCTGATCCGTCCGCCCCGGCTGCTGCTGCGGACTTACCATCAGCGTCACTTTCGGTTCCGGGGGAAACTGGGCCAGTATTTGAAACGGGTTCAGGGTCTTCCTCCACGTGGAGCCCATTTTGTCCAAGAATCACACCTCCCAAATCAATGCCGTGGACCTCCCGTGCATAGTCCAGAACATCGCAAATATCGTCCACCTGTTTCTGCCAGTCCGAGCCGTTTTCCGCCGCGATCTGTTTAAAGGTTTTCTGGCCGGTCTGCAGCGCAATCTTCGTCGCCGCCGCCTCTTTGGCGGGGTCGATCCACGGCTTCGGCGGCTTCACAAACGAGTGGGAAAAGTAGCGGTTTTTGTTCTCCCAGAAATCCGGGATGGTCAGAGCTCCCGCCAGGACCGCCGAAATGATAAACGTCTCGTAAATCTCATCCAGCACGTCCGCTAAAAGCTCGTCCTCTTCGGCGTACGTCATGCTATCCTCGATCAGGCCCTGGCGCGCGCTGGAATAGGTAGCCTCGCTCATGTCTCTTGCGGTGGCCTCATAGCTGATGCCCTGGCCCGCTCCGATTAAGCGCTGCTGTAGTTTCACATAGGCGGCTGCGTCGGTGGACTGACCTTGCGGGTTGACCACTTCAATATCGTCGCCAGCGTTCAGCTCTTTAATCATACCGGGGGCGAGCGTCTTTCCCTCGTACGTCTGCCGTGGACCGGCTGGCCCAGTCCGGCCAACGCCGCCAACAGGGTTGACACGTTTGATAAACACGGACAAACACGCCTCAATGCGCTGCTTCACGGACACAGCCGTCATGAACTCGTTCACGTCCCGAATACGGGTGATGGTCTGGCTCATATCGGACATCTCCCGCAGCTGTGAGGGACGGCGCTTGCTGAAATAAAAAATCGCGTCGTCGGCTTTCACGTAAACCGGCTCGGTCACGCTCAAACCGTCAACCGAATACTGCCGAATCCAGTAACCAACAGGGGCATTGAAGCGGTCGTACTCAATGCCGCCCACAACGCGGTTGCCCTTGTTTTTAGGAAACACTTGAGTAGCGTCCAGTTCGTCCACCTCAAACATCTGGAGCTTAAACGGAAGGACGCCGCCGGAGGTGTAACGCTTAACGAAAAGAATGCCGCCGTCGATCTTTTTGCGCCGCACGGCCATGCGCAAAATCTGGTTTAAACTCTGGGTGCCGGTCACATCGCAGTTGCGTTTCTTACACCAGACCTTCCACAGCTTTTCGATCGCGTCATTCAGCTCGGTGTCGCCGGTCTCGGCCTGGAGGATCAGACCCCTGCCGATCACGTTACGAATAAACGGCCCGGTAACCGAATTCATCAGGTCACTGTTGCGCTCCAGGTCCCGCGCACGGGCCCGTACCGTGTCCCGGCTGTACCGGTCTGTGAACTCGGCGCTCTGGTTGGTGGCGTACCAGTTCGCGTTGGACCGTCCACGGCTGCCGGCGTCGTAGTGGCGCAGTTCCTCAAAGGCCTGCCGCCACGCCTGACGTTTCACACCTGCCTCGGGGCTGATCCAGCCGATCAGGTTATCCAGCCAGCTCATCCTGTCACCTCCCCTCGAACACTGCAACAAAAGTGTTGGACAGCAGCGGGGAAGACGTTTCGTTTTCTAACTGCGCCTCCAGATCGTCCCGCATGGAACGCAATAAGGCGAGGTCCGCCCGGGTCACACTTCGGGAACCCAGCTTGCAAGACTGGCCGCCCAGCAAGACCGCCTGAATGGCCTTGTTGACCTCCGCCAGACGCTGCCGGGGGGTGTACTCGGTGTTGTCCACGTTAACCGCCTCCTAACCAGGATTCGTTTTGATTGATCCAATTTTCTTCCAGGGTGGGCGGCTCAGGTCTGGCCTCCGCGCGGGGCTTGACCTTGTCCTCATCTTCCAAGTACATAAAACGGGCGTCCAACATATCGGCGGCGCACATAGCATACACTTCGCAGTCCAGGTAGTGGTTATCCCGGTGGGAGGACTTGAGCACCCAAGATTGGGTGGTACGCCCACCGGCGGACTTGACGTTGACTTTGTGTTCCGCTGTCACCTGCTCGGCGTACTCCCGGTCACACCCCGCGTACACCATCCAACTCCCGTTTTCATCGTTGCGCTTACGCATCCGCCCGGCAATCATGTCCTTGTACTTCCCTGTGTTAATGATAGCCAGCTGTATGCCGTGGGCACGGCTGTCGGTACGGTTCACTTTGGAGATCTTGAAGTGGGTGTCCATCGGGTGAGAGCTGCCCTTGCTGGGCAGCGCCCAGTCGGCGTTGGACGCGCAGAAATCATAGACCAGGTCGGTGTTGTCGCCGCTGTCGATCAGAGCAAGGGCAACGACCAACTGCTCTCCTGTCCCATCTTTCACGTAGGAGAGATTCATAATGCGCTCGATCTCCGCGAAATTCAGAGCTTGCCCGTGGGCGACATTCTGACTGGTGAAGAAATTACCCCAGGCCCGGATCGTCCAATAGACGCTTTGCTCCTGCACGTCCACCCCGGCGGTGAGCAGCTTGGCCCACTTTGGGACCGTGAACTCTGGCAGCTCGGTTTGACGCTCCAAGACCAGGTCGGCACTTGTCTTCAGCTTGGTGTCCTCCCAGGGCTCCGCCAGCCAGCTGTTAGTAAAGTTTTGGAAGGCGTCCGGGTCGTCTTTGCTGAGCAAAAATTCCTTCGTCATCTCGGAAAACCGCACAAATGGCGAGTACAGCGTGTTGAGCCAATAGGCAGCTTTTCGGGGGAACTGGGTCCGCTGCTCCACCACGCGCCACTCACCACGCTGAAGCATTTCCGGCTTGTCCCGGTCCGTGATCACCGCACCGCACTCCGGGCAGACGTAGACAGCGAACTCGGCGCGGTCGGCGTAGCTCATCTTCTCATCGTCCGGAAATCTGACCTGCTTCCAGACAAGTTCCTGATACTTGCCGCAGTGCGGGCAGGGCACGAAATAATGCTTCACGATGTCTGCGCCTTCAAGGGCCTTCCAGATGTGGCCGGTCTTCAGCGTCGGGGTGCTGGTGATGTAGATTTTGCGGTTGTTGCGGAAAGTCTTGGTACGTTCCCGCGCCAGCGAAATCGGGTCGGCTTCTTTCTTGGACGCGCCGGGGTACTTGTCCACCTCGTCCAGGAACAGGAACCGCACCGCAAAGGACGCCAGCTGGGAGGGGCTGTTGGAACCGGTGACGGTAATGCTCATGCCGTCAAAAAACAGTTCCGACTTGCTGGACCGGCTTGCCTTGAACCTCCGCCGCAGCGGCTCGGAGGCCATGATCATCGGCTTGATCCGCTTCTCCACGACGCGCTCTCCGAGGTCGTCCGACGGATACACGGCCATTGTAGGGGACGGGTCCTGACAGGCGATGTAACCGAGCATGTTGATCATCGCCTCAGTGCCGCCAACCTGCGTGGGCTTCACGAAAATCGTTTCTTCGATGTCGAAGTCCAGCAGCGTGTCCATGATCTCGGTCAGGTACGGAGTCTTGCTGTTGTTCCAGGGCCCGGGGACGGCGGAACTGGTGTCCAGGACGCGGTACTTTTCCGCCCACTGCGATACGCTGATGTCCTCGGGGGGACGCAGCGCTTCGAGAGCCTTTTTCTGGTACGGCGCAACCAGAAATTTGCGCAGGCGGCGAGTCTTACTTTTAGGCATGTTTCCTCTTCGGCAGCTCCGTCACGCCGGCTGCCGTGAATGCCTCCAGCAGCCCCTGGATTTCCTGCTGAAGGGTCTTGTCCAGCCGCCGTGCGTTGAGCGGGTCGATCTCAGCAAACCCGCTGACCGCGTCCACGACACGCGCCGGCAAGCTCATGGCGAACTTCTTGAAGGTCACGAAAAAGCGCTGGTAGTCCAACGTGACCTCCTCCACCGCGATGTACTTGCCCGCGGCGATGGCCGTCTTGAGCTGATGGAGCTCGCCCTGACTCTCTTTGAGGGCAATCTCCGCCTGGAGCTTCTGCTCCTTCAACTCCGTCTCTTTGTCGGAGTGCTTTTTCCCGTGGGCCTTGTCCGACAGGTACTTGGTGTAATTCTGCACCGTGGGGATGAAGTCGTACCGCCGGCCTGACGGGGTTTCGATGGTGGGCAGTACGCCCTCTTGGGTCAGCTGCTGAATCCGCCGCACGGTGACGCCGAAAAACTTGGCGATGATCTCCACCCGTTCCGGCCCGCCGCCGGTGAGCTCGCCGCGCTCGTTTAAGATGTACATTTTTGGTCCCTCCTTTTTGCCGCCAAACATGACCATATGCGTAACGAAATGGAAGATTTGATAACGATTTTATGTGAAAAAATATCGCGCTCGCTCAGCCCCGCAGGGGGTGGCGGGGGTGGTAGTACCTAGCGCCTGAAAAAGGCATCCGGGAAGTGCACCGTGCCCCTTCCCGGATGATTCGATGGTAGCATTATAGCACAGTCAAATGTAGCATTGTGTAGCAGATTTTATTTTTTCCCGCAAGACAAAATTTCAGCAGAATACTTTCGCCCGAATGCCTGCAAGGCCCAACCGTGAAGCCGGCGAACGTGCTGATACGTGTAGCCCATCTCCCGGGCGATGTCTTCCAAGCTCTTGCCATCCACATAACGCTTGTACAGCACTTCGATGTGGCTCTCGCTCTGCATCCCCTGAATCTGCGCGATGACGGTGTGTTTGCGCTCCAACAGCTCAAGGACCTGCTGGTCGATTTCCGCCTCCAGCTCGACGATCCGCCCCACCGTGTCCGGCATTTTGTCCTCCGAGCTTCCCGACACACGCTCCCGGTCCGACATGGAACTGCCCAGGCTGGCGGAGTACAGGGCCTGCTTTTCCGCCTCCTTCTGCTCAATGCAAATGCTCATCCGCTTCAGTTCCACTAAGTATCTTTTCGCAGTCATAGTCACGATCCTCCCGTTTTCCGAACAGCTCCCAGCCACACCCAAAAGCTCGAAAAAATGAACTCGATCAGTTCCATGTGTCAGCCCTCCTGGACCATTTCCTCAATGGTTTTCCTCAACAACTTCAAATCCGCAGGTGTCAGCAACCTGGAAAACTCCATGTAATCCGCCGTCTTAAGAATCCAGAGCAAGCAGCGCCAGTCGCCGCTCATGCTCTGATAGACCTCACGCTCAAAGTCGGTCACTTGTCCTGCACCTCCCTGTTTCTCTCCAAGTGGCGCTGGTAGATTTCTCGAAGAAAATCCACATCGGCCTTGCTCAGTCCACCATCACCCACATAGCCACATTCACAACGGAACGTGCCGCCACTCCCACTGTTGCCGATCCTGCGTCCACACTTGGGGCAGGTGACGTCCAAGAAAATCACTTATCCTCACCCCGCAGTTTTTTGATTCTGGCTTTAAGCGCCCGCATGACCGCCTCGTGGGTGTCGGCGCGGTCGCGGATTGTGCCCATCACGTCCTCATCCTCACACCCCTGCACCACCAGATAGTGCACGAAAACCTTGTCGTACGGGGATCCCTGCCGGTACAAGCGGCAGTTGCCCTGATCGTTCAGCTCGAAG